ACATCAGCTTTATTACCATCTGGTGAAATAGAAATGTTAAAAGTTTCACCTGGCGAAAAGATTGCAGTATTTCATGGTTCATCTACAAATGTATATGTTACTGAAATGAGTGCTTAGTGGCTAAACAAAAGTTTGTTCACTTTGTTCCAAGAGATCAACATAAGAAAAGACCTGGTTGTCACAAAAAATCTCAGAACAAATCAGAGTGCAGACAAAAAAAACAAACAAGATACAAAGGTCAAGGTAGATGAAAAAAGATACAGTTGTTGATGGTTTAAAAAAAGAAACTTTTTCATTAGATGAAATGGAAAAGAAAATTGTTGTAAATGAAGAAGTTAATATAGACTCTCATTTAAAACATAATAAAATATTATTAAATCAAGATGATGGTTATTCTAAATCAAGAGATTTAAAAAGAGTAGCTTCTATTCCAACTTTAGCTTTATCTGTTTGGGCAAAAGAGTATAATGGAGATGGTAATTGGTTTGCACTTCCCAAAGAAGTTCAAAGTAAAATATTAAAAACAAAATTAAATAGTAATGAGTTTAAATATTTTAGAACCGCAGAAGGTAAAATATAATGGCATTAGCAACTTACGCAAATTTAAAAACATCAATAGCAAACTGGTTAAATAGATCAGATTTAACAACTGAGATAGCAGAAGATTTTATTGTTTTAACAGAAGCTGATTTTAATTCTAAATTAAGAGTTAGAAAAATGATAAGTTCTACTTCTATTACTATAGATTCAGAAACAGAATCTATACCTACAGATTTTTTACAAGTAAGAGATTTTTTTATTACAGAGGGTGGAACTAAGTATGCTTTAAAATATATTACTCCAGCTCAAATGGATCAAATTAGAGGTTCATCTACAAGTGGAATGCCTTCAGCATATACTTTACTTGGAGATAATTTTAGATTTGCACCAGTTCCAGATTCTGCATACACAGGAACATTAAATTATTATGCTAAGTTTGCAGCTTTATCAGATACTAATACTTCTAATTATATATTAGCAAGTCATCCTGCAATTTATTTATATGGTTCATTATATCATGCTGCTAATTTTTTAGGTGGTGTTGATCCTCAAAGATTACAACAATGGCAAGGTATGTACACAACTGCTATGGAAAGATTGGAGAGAAATGATAGAGAAGATCAATATGGTAATGCACCTTTACAACAAAGAGGTGATGTAACTGTTTCAGGTGCTTTTAACGATGTATCTAGAATTATTACAAGCAATAACAATTAAGGAAACTTATGCAAATACCTTTTGGAGAATGGCTACCTGACCAACCAGAATATAATAATCCTGGTGCGAATACTGCCAACAATGTTTATTTTGCAGCATCATCATATAAAAGATTTCCATCATTAGTAAATTATTCAAGTAACAACATAACTAAGGACAGTAGAGGTGCAGGTTCTTTTAGAGATAACTCTAATACTGTATTTAATTTTGTTGCTAATGAAGAAACTATTTATCAATTATCATCTGGAACATTTACAGAAAGAGGAGCAAGAGGTAAAGTTTTAAGTACAGCTTTTGCGACTTGTACAATTACAGTTTCAGACTATGCAAATATTGGTGCAGGTAAAACTATTACATTAAAAAAAAATGATGGTACAACTGTTGTCTTTACATCCGTTACTGGAACACCTTCTACCAATGAATTTCAAGTACAAACAAACAACGACACTACTGCTACAAATTTAAAAAATACCATTAATGGTCATGCTGATTTTTCGGCAACTGTATCTAATGCTGTTGTAACTGTTACAAGAGCTACAGTTGGAAATAATAATTTAACAAATGTTTCTTCTGATACTGCAAGACTAACTACTACAAATTTTTATGGTGGAACTCCTTTAACTGGAGAAGCTACCGATTACATTACCTTTACCCAATTTGGAAATTATATAGTTGCAAGTAATGGTGTAGATGCACCTCAATATTATTTAATGGGAACATCATCTGCTTTTGCAGACTTATCAACTATTTCAACATCTGGTACTGTTCCAACTTTTAAATGTTCAGGTGTAGTTAGAGATTTTTTTGTAACAGGTAATCATGTTGGTGAATCTAATAGAATACAATGGTCAGGAATAAATGATTTAACAACTTGGCAATCTGGTACTAAACAATCGGATTTGCAAGACTTACCAGGATCAGGTGGACAGATAACTCATATTACCTCTGGTGAAATTGCTTATGTATTCAGACAAAACCAAATAATTAGAATGGACTATGTTGGTGGTGCAACAGTATTTAGACTATCAGTTATATCACCAAACAGAGGAGCTGTTTATGGAAGAAGTGTCTGTCAAGATAATCGTAGAGTCTTTTTTTATGCGGATGATGGATTCTATGAATTGAACGGAGATCAAGTAGTTTCTATTGGTGCAGAAAAAGTAAATAGATTTTTTGATTTAGATTTAAACAAAGCATTTACAGATAGAATTTGTGCAGCAGTAGATCCTTTTAATCAATTAGCCATGTGGTTATATCCTTCTGCCAGTAATACATCTAATACTACTGGTATTTGTGATAAAGTAATTATTTACAATTATGCTACTCAAAAATGGAGTACAGCCGACACTAATGCAAGTTCTATATTTTCACAATTCGTTGGTGCTTATACTGTAGAATTAATGGATATTATTTCTGAAAACTTAGATAATATTAATATTGCATTAGATACTGACTTTTGGAATGGTGGACAAAGATATTTGGGTGCAATAGATAATAATTATAAAGCAGCTATATTCTCAGGTACTGAAAATGAAGGTACTATAGAAACTAGAGAAATGGAGTTGTTTCCAGGACATAGAAGTAGTATAACGAATGTCAGACCAATTGTAGATGCTTTATCTACAGTAACTATCAAGACTAAAGAACGATTAGTTGATACAGCTACAGAATCAACATCTTCTTCAATGGTTACAAGTGGAGATAATCCAGTAAGACAATCTGGTAGATATTTTAAAATTAAAGTAATTACACCATCTGGATCAGTTTGGACTCATGCTCAAGGTGTTGATGTAATTGCTTCAAGAATTGGTTTGAGATGACGGAAAAAACTGATATAGATAATGTTAGATATAGTTTTGAAACTCAAGAGTTTTTTCAAAGACAAATTGAAGAAGCTATCAATACATTAATAAATGATAGAAACAAAGAAAGCGATAAGGCTTTCTCATGGTTTATAGGAGATTAAATGGCAGGAATAAAAGATTATTCAACAACTCAAGCAAATAACACTTCACTAAATGGTATTTCTACTGCGGAAGGAATGCTACCTTCTAATCTAAACAATGCAATCAGAGCATTGATGAAGAACACTAGAGATTTTTACAATGACGCACAATGGGTAGAATATGGTGATGGTTCAGGTTCTTACACAGCAGCCTATGTAAGCGGAACTTCTTTTACAATTAATGGTGCTGATGTAACTTCAGAATATCATGCAGGTAGAAGAATAAAAATTTATTTAGGAACTACTGCTGCATTTAGATATGGAGTTATTGCTAGTTCATCTTTTTCTACAAACACAACTGTCAATGTAACTTTTGATAGTGGATCATTAGCAAATGAAACTCTATCAGTTTATCTTGCAATACTTACAAAAACTAATGACTCTATACCTACAGGGATTAATGCAACTAAAATTGCAGATGGAACAATCTCAGATACAGAATTTCAATATTTAAATGGTGTATCAAGTGCTATCCAAACTCAACTAGATGCTAAACAAGCAACTATTACAGGATCTGCAACTACTATTGACACCGAAAGTTTAACTGCAAATAGAGCTGTTATTTCTAATGGTTCACAAAAGATTGCAGTATCAGATGTAACCGATACTGAATTAGGATATTTAGATGGAGTTACAAGTGCAGTACAAACTCAAATAGATTCAAAACAAGCAACAATAACTGGTGGTGCATCAACTATAGCATCGTCTGACTTAACCGCTTCAAGAGCATTACAATCAAATGGTTCAGGTAAAGTTGAAGTGAGTGATGTAACAACAACTGAACTTGGTTATTTAGATGGTGTATCATCTGCAATTCAAACTCAGCTAGATGCAAAACAAGCTAGTGATGCCCAATTAACTGATATTGCTGGACTAACACCAACTGACAGCAATTTTATTGTTGGTGATGGATCAAACTTTGTAACAGAGTCTGGTGCTACTGCTAGAACTTCTTTAGGACTAGGATCAATTGCTACACAAGCATCAAGTAATGTTTCAATATCAGGTGGAAGTATTACAGGGTTAGGCTCACCATCAGGTACATCAGATGCTGCTACTAAAAATTATGTAGATCAAGCTGTTGCTGGACTTAGAACTAGAACAATAGCCGAATGTGCAACTACAGCAAATGTTAATTTATCAAATGGCTTAGAAGCTGGTGATGCAATTGATGGTATAACTCTTGTTGCTGGTGATAGAGTTTTAGTTAAAGATCAAAGTACAGCTAGTGAAAATGGTTTATACTTAGCAGTATCAAGTGGTGCTGCATCAAGGGATCCAGAACATGACAGTATTGCTGAATTATCTGGTGGAATGGTTGTAGTTAATCAAGGCTCTACAAACGATAATAAAATATTTTTATGTACTACTGATAACACAGGATCAGTTGGCTCAACTTCAATTACTTACACACAAGTAACACCTAGTAACACAGGAACAGTAACATCTGTTGGAGTAGCTGATAGTGGTGCTGGAGAATTTACAGTAGGCAGCACACCAGTTACATCTAGTGGAAATATTACACTTGCAATCAATAGTATTGCAGACTCAAAATTAGGTACGATCAGTACAGCTAATAAAGTTTCAGTATCAGCTTTAAATATTGATGGAGCAACTGATATTGGAGCAGACTTAACAACATCAGATTTAATCGTAGTAGATGATGGAGCTGGTGGTACAAATAGAAAAGCAGCTCTATCAAGAATAGTAACTTTTGTAGATGCAAACTCTAGTGCGGCTAGTGCTGGTTTTGCTGTTGCTATGGCAATAGCACTTTAATTAACAACAAGGAGAAAAATAAATGGCTCAAGATTTTGAAAGAGTTTTAAAAAGCAGCATAGGAACATCAGCAACTGAAATAAGAGCAGCAGCTAATAGCGATGATGCAATTATTGGCATGAGATTTGCTAATAAAGGCACAACAGCAGTTACTGTAGATGCAACTGTTAAAAACTCTAGCACAAGCTATTATTTGATAAAAGATGCACC